CTTCCGGTTCCGGCGTTGGGTTTCCGTCAAGAAAGGCCAGTTTATCCTCGTTCATCATCGTTCTCCGTCATTCGCCCGAACCCCGGCGTCAGGTCATCGCCCGTTATCCCCGGCGGCGGGAAAATCAGAACACCATTGCGGCGGTTAGCCGTCACGGTCGTCCTGTCTTTGGCTTTCGCAACCGTGCAACCAATGCGGGTGACGAATGCGCAAATCTCATCGGCCAGCGCGTAATCCTTGCGGTCGCGCGCCTGCTGAATGGCGATGGCATAGCGCAATTCATCGCACAGCCTGCCGTCTGAATGCATGGCGTTGTCAGGGTCAAACCCCGTGCCCGCAATGGCCGTCATGGATGCGCCGCGCGCAATGACGTTCTCAGGGCCGATGACGCGCGGCACCATGTCAGGTACCGGCAGCACGTCGCCAAGCGTGCCAGCCTCGACATGGCGCTTGATGGCGTGCAGCATGGCGGTCTGGTGCATCATGATGCGGCCTCCATGAACTCAGCAGGCATCCAAGCTACGGCTTCGGCTTCGCGATCAAAAAGCTGGCTTTCTGCGTAAACGTTGGTTGCGTCAGCTCGATAGTGCACATAAGCACGATACCCGCGCTCACGGCGTGGAGTGCCGTCACACAGCATCATGTTTCTGCGCACCACCCGGCCAAAATACTGCAAATTTCTCATGATGCGGCCATCCCAGGTTGATCCAGCCCCAGCGCAACGCGACGCGCCATGAATTGCGTTGTAGCGGCGTCAACCTGCGCTACCTCTGCCTCTGCAAGCACCTTCGGGATGCTGGCGAGGTCTTTCTTGGCCTTGGCGTCATTCGCCGCTGCCTGCGTTTCCTTGACCGCGATTTCCGCCGCTGCGCCGCGCTGCTGCATCTGCTGTTGCATGGCGTTGCTCTGCGGGTCACCCTCCATGGCCTCGATCAGCTTACGCTTGTCGCGCAAGTCGCTGGCTTCGATCAGCACGCGCGGCGGGATCGGGAAGCCGGATTGCACCAGATCGGCCAGCTTCTGGAATTGCTCCGCCCGCAGCGTGGCGAATTCCGGCGCTTGGTCAATGATGATATCAACGTCAATCTCGCCAACGGGGTTCATCATCTGCGGCCCCATCGGGGTCATCGCAACCTGATTGATGCCGATGAACTGCGGCGCGTTGATATCGTCGGTAACCCTGATCCAGCGCGGTTCGGTCCAGTACTGGCGGATGCGCATCCATACCTGGCGGTACACCCGTTCCGTCCAGTCGCGCAGGCTGTCGTAAATCGGGGCCAGTTCGGCAAGCCCGGCCTGCTGCTGCGCCATGATAGCACGGCCCGATTGCTGGCCCTCCATCTGGCCCATCAGCGAGGCATTTGGCCCAAGATTGTCCAGCGCCTGTTTGCTTTCTTCCAGCAACGCGAATTGCCCCGCCGTCTGGTCAGCGTTGGGGATGACGGAAAACGCCGGAATGCCAGCATCGCGCGCGCCGTCCGCGTTGTTGATGTCAACCTCAACGTGCCCGTCCGGCTTGGCCAGTTCGCGCTTCAGGTTCTCCACCGAGACAGCGCCCTTGACGCCGTACGTCTGGCGACTGTTGAGGCTGTGCAGCAGCTTGGATCGGCGCTTGTTGATTTCGTCCTGCGTGGACAGCATGTCCAGCACCAGACCATAGCGCCGGTTCTCGCGGTCCACATAGGCACTCATCAGGATCATGGGGTTGCAGGGCTGGCCGAATTCATCCTGATACGGGCTAACCTGGTTGAACAACTCGCCGCGCCCGGTGAACACGGCAAGATGCCATTGCCCCCGATAGCGGTAGTACATGCTGCACACCCGCACCCGCTTCTGGCGCTTGTCAGCCCATGCCATCTCGTTTTCACGCACGGGGCGATCCTCGTATGTGTCGCCCGCCGTGGCGTTGCCGCTGGTGGTGATGTCAAGCAACTCGATCAGGTCGGCCTCATCGCCCTGCCAGAACGCCCGCGCAAAGTCCACGGCAGCATCAACCGACATCCACTTCATCACGCCCATAAACGAGGCGTCGCTGAAATCCTTCTCACGGCTGGACGGGTCGAAAAAGATTTCCTCCCACCGCAGTCGGTTCACCGTCACGTCAACCTCGCCGCGCGGGTTGGTGGACGCGATCACCTCAACGCCGCCATATCCCTCGATCAGCAGGTTCTCAAACGCTGCGCTGCGTTTCACGTCAATGCGCTGCGTTTCCTCGACGAACACAAGCGCCTTTGTGGCAATGTCGGCGGCATCCTCATCCTGCGGGTTGCGCGGCAGAGCGCGGGGATCTACACGGCCCCGCTGCTCAATGCCAATCATGGCGTCGATCTTGCGCTTGATGCGGTTGTCGGTGACAATGGGCTGACCACGACGGCGCAGGACGGCCTTTTCCTCGGCGGTCCACTGGCCATTGTCAAAATTATCGTAATAATCCCGCGCCCGCTCAGACACTTCCCGCGCGTCAACGGTCTGATCCGTCGCGCGTTCCGTCATTTGCTTGAGCTTCTCGTGGCTGAGCATCTACGCGGTTTTCCATGAAGCTGTTTCTCGTTTATACGAATAATCCGCCGGTCGCGCAAGGTCGTCATCATCATCGTCCGGCAAGTCCACCAAGCGGCCTTTGCGGTGCAGCCGCTCACAGGCATAGCGCAGCGCGTCAATCAGGTGGTTGTTCGCATCCTCGGCGCGCGGCAGAATGTCCCCGCTGCGCTTGTCCACCTCATAGGCGTACAGCGTCAGTTCGGCTTTGAGGTTCACACAGCGCGGGTGAATGACAATATCCAGCCCTTGCAGGAACGTGATGCCGTCCTCGACAGACCCCTTGCCCTTCTTGGCCCCGCGCATCTTTGGGAAGCCGTTGCGTTTGAGATAGTCGATAGTCTCAGGCCGTGCGCTGTCTGCCGTGCTGCGCCAGCGCTGAATATCTGGCACCTTGCACAGCAGCGCAGGCAGCGCCTCGTTGGGCACACCCACTTGGATAGCCTCGTTATCGATGTACAGCAGGCGAGGCGATAGCATGGCGCAGCGCAGCGCGGCTGACGGGTCTTGGCTGAAACCGAAGTCAACGCCGTAGTGCCATATCGCCCGCTCCGGCACGGTCGCGCTTAGATCGGCCACGCGCCAATTGCGGAAGATGAACTTGTCGCTGCGCACGTTGTATTCGCCCAGCCACGTATGGCGGAACCTGTCCCATGCGTTCGGGTCGTTGGACGCTTCTGCCGCTTCTTTGGCGCGCTGGTACTCTGCCCGTGCCGTGTCGCTGGCAAAAGGGTTGTCGGTGATGTTGACGTTGACGCACATGAAGTCCGGATGCCCGGCGTTGTCGCGAAAGAACTTATCCACCGGGTCGGTGTCGAACTCGGGGTTCCACGCGAACCAGATTTCCGAACCGCTCTTGCGCAGCGTCGGCGTGAGGAACGTAAGACTGCGGTCTGAAAGCTGATTGGCTTCGTCCACAAGCGCCAGGTCAAATGCCTCCAAGCCCTTGATGCTGTCCGCCGTGTGATCCTGCATCCCCTCGAAGATCACAACGCCTGTGCCGCCCCGGCGCTTGATGACATGCTCCTGAATGTCAAACAGGTGCGCCACGCCCAAACTGCGGATCTTGTCCTCCATCAAAGATTTGACAGAGAACCGGATCGACTTCTGGATTTCGCGGATGCAGGCCACCTTGAAGTCAGCGTTCGCGGCCATGCGCGCAACGGCCAACTCCATCATCTGGTGCGACTTCCCCCCGCTGCGCCCGCCCTTTGCGCCTTTGTAGCGGCGGGGATGGATCAGCGGCACGGCCCAGCGCGCGACCTTGGGGGCGATAATCATTCGGGCGTGGGGTCAATGACGGTATAGCGCACTTCGGTGATGTGCTGGCCCTGTGCGCCCGGCCCTTCGACCTTCTGCACTGGTGCGCCAAGCCCGCGCGTTTCGCTGTCGGTCAGCAGCTTCAGCATGGCGGCTTCGACCATGGCAAAGGCCACGTCGTCAATCGCATCATCGCTTTCATCGTCCTTGGCTGTCAGCTTGCGTTCAACGGCTTGCAGCATCCGCGCCCTGATACGCATGGCGGCTTCGGCGTTCAGCATCTCCAACCGCTTGGTCTCGGAGGTCTTGCCGTTCGGGTTGCCGCGCTCACCGCCGAAGCGAGTGGCCGGTGATGGATTTGGATTTCCCTTTGCCATACTGCCCCGAATTTCCATATTAGGAAAAACCTACCACACCCCGCCCACAAACGAAAGACCCCGCCCCATTTGCACGGGACGGGGAAGTTGGCAATGGGAGGAAGCCCGATCATGGGGCCGGTGGGGGTGGGTTGTCAAGTGTCAGCGTGGGTCGATCTTGGCAGCGTTCGCAGCTTTTCGTTGCCTGTGGGCCTCATCTTGCTCTTTGGTGAATTCGTAATACTGCCGATGAGCCTCGTTCTGTTCCTGTGCGCGTATTTCGTTTCTGCGGCTAAGCCACATAGAAAACGCATTTCCTTTTGCCCCTGGCATCGTTCCCATTTCCATCTCCATATTTGCTTCAATTTCTTCCCCCGTCACGCGGCAAAGTAGGCGGCATAAAATCCGCGCCGGGGGTGCTGGTGGATTGGGCTACCGACGCCGCCGCCCTGCTCTCACAGCTTACAGCCGGGATTTAGCCCCCGGTCAGGC